ATCAAAACAACGAGCCGAAGCTCCATTTGGCGTACAAGGGGGGAATTGAACCCCCCTAATCTAACTTTCTAGTTAGCACCAAGCGGAATGCCATCTCTGACTTCAGGGTTAAACCTGAAGATTTAAACCTTCCCAACTAAGGGAAGGCACCCATCGGCGGACGAGGCGGTGTTCAAACCGTCTCGCGGTTCTCTCAAGGTGATCCTTATCGCGACCCAGTAGGGGCGTAGTAAGGGACTTGAGAAGAGCGGGATACCCGTCTAGCCTGTCACGGAATTTCACCGGGGCAAGCGCAAAAGTTCTCGTCAAGAACTGATGCGTGTGGTTACACCACTTATGTGGAGTAACCGCATCTGTACGAGTATGCCACCCTAGCGAACCACTCTGCGAAGATACTAGAGGAAGGGCTCTTCCTAAAAACCCTTCAACGGTCTCTTTCAGAGCGTTGCTCGCTTCGTAAAGCCCTTGCAACCACATGTGGTTACTAAGAGCAACGAGGTGGGCACAAACGCTAGGACTTTCGCCAACTTGATGTGGCCAGTGTCTAATATAAAGGGGGGTTATATCAACCCCCCTGAACGCTTCGACACCGCAGCTTTCTCTGAAGTTTCCTTCTAGAAAGCTCTTCTTGACATTGACTTTTAGGCCAGTGTCATGAAGCCATCGTACCACCTGGTGTGCGTGGTCCTTGTGCACGATTATATCGTCACCGTACACTCGAATCAAGCGAGACGCGCGCTTAACATTCCAGTAATTGGGTTTCTTACCCCAATTATCCAGAATAGCCGCAATGCCTACAACGGCAAAGCAAATACTCTGGACTGGAAATGTCGTAGCGTTACCCATACCCGCAAATTTCCCTAAATAGCGATCTGGTTCATTGCTAGAACCAGTATGCACGTAGGGAGAACGACTATCCATCATACACTCGAGGAAACTCGGGTGGTGTCTGAATACGGCCTTGACCAGCGCTAAGCTGAGCAAGTCGGACGCAGACTTTAAGTCGATGGTAGCCCATTTGCGGTTTTGGGAGCCTTCCAGAGCAAGTTTTTGATTCAAACTCTGGTCGGTAAGAGCTAGACAATTACTTAGTATACCGCACTCGGTTATTGATTCCCGAAGGACGGTATTGAGCCCTTGCTGCAAATATTGCCGCAACATAGGCTCAATAGTAATTGTCCGTCTTGAAGAAGAATTCTTCAGGACGGAAATAAGTCTAGCTGATGCGCCTCGAAGCCTCGGTTGGTCGTTTGGCACGACTTTGGCATGAGCAACCAATAGCCCATGTTCGTTCGTGTCTCTTCGGCGATCAGAAGCTTGACACGCTTCTGAACCGCTCTGGACGCCAACCGATGGTTCAGGGTCTCCTGTAGGCTCGAGACAGTCCAACAGATTTCCGAGTGATCCAGGAATGATTCCTTCCCGTCGCAAAACGGGAGGTAACCACTGGGCACTTCCGACCATTTCAGAAAGCGAGACGCCTTCGAAATGATAGGATAAACGGAAACCTGTCTGTCCGAACCATCCAGGAATGTGAGCCGAACTACTAAGCTCACTGTACAGTGCACTCCATTTCTGGTTGCCTTTGTACGATTCCTGAACTGCACCCGGTCCATGTCGATAGATTCGCTCATCTTCAAGATCCTTTTTGTGAAGGGTTAAGAGGATAGTTCTACCGACATGATCAATGAGATGATCTTGCCGGTCCGTTAGTTTGACGGATTCGGCTATTTCATCACATTGATAAAACTCGTCAACCGCCTTTTGATGCAGAAATTCTTCATCATCAGACGAAAGACCAGTTTTCTTAAAGAGTCTCAGAAGCGTGTGAACGTCCCTGAGGATCCCATATTCTATGGGCTCTTTAAGTTGACCAGTTATCGGGTCAAATATTTCACAGAGCATACCTTGTAAAAATACAGGGATTGCTCCCCCTCGGATCTTCTTAAATCCCTTGGGGCAGGTGAACCAGCCAGAAGCGAGGCCCTGGATAAGGGCATCGTCTAAAGCAGGTAGGGCTTGGGTTAGGAACCCAGTCCCCTCATATTTGACTCTATGCTGGACCGTGACAAAGTCACGCTCCAGGCCTTTCACACCAGGATTCAGCCTCATGAAATCTCTTGTCATGAGACTGTCTAGGAGAGCTACCGGACTTTTCATCGTTGCTCCTTTGGAGTTAGCGATTCCGAGTCCATGTTAGCAGCAGCCTACCTTAATTGGAAGGCTGTGTAATGACGGCTGGTTCTCGAGTAAGAGTTCCAGAGCTCGTTGTGTTTAGAGTATGCCCACAGCCCACACATAAGGCAGCAATTGCCAGCAGTGTGGTCCAAAGCACAACACGAACGAGCCACGCAAGGAAAAGATCAACTTGATAGGACGTCATCGTTATCTCCTGTTCAGGGTTTTAAAGCCCGATCAGAATAACAATGATAAACTCGCTCCAAGGAGCGAAGATTATCAAGATTGAAACTGGACCAGGCGCGCCGTGGTCACTTCTGAATCGTCTCGGAAATCTGTCAGCGCTTTTGCGAGTGCCACAACTGCGGCATCCGTAAATCCGAAGGCAGGACGGACGATTGTCATTGACACAGAAGCAATTTGCTTCTGCGTCAGACCCGTGTAAGGATTGGTGGCATTGAGCGTCTGCGTCATTTGGACGTAGTGCTTATCGCCTCCACCTTTCGGCTTAGAGTGGCTGATAGTAACGGCATAGCCGTTACCACCAGTATCCACTCGTTCCGACCCATACCCATCTGACCTGACAACAGCCAGGACAAGAGAGGGCGTGGGACTTGCGGCAGCTACGGTGACCGGATCTGCTAACATAGGGACGTCTCCTTAGTACTGAAATAAATTACGAGCGTGGGCGGAATGCCCCAGCCCTAGTATTGTCTATACGCTGAGCTAAGATAGCTCCCAGGATAGACAGCTGGTATGGAGAAAGACTCTCCACGATTGTAGTTTGTTTCACATCAAGGACATTCGCGACATTCTGACGAACTTGACATTCGTAGTCAAGAACAGACGTGTGTCGGTTTCTATTACCTACTCCGGTATATGAAACCTGCACGTTATTCTTATGAATGAGCGTGAATGTAGGGGAAGTACTCTCAAACTCAGTGATAAGCTTACCACGAATATTTGTGGTAATCATACCCCAGTTGATCAGCCCAGGGTCATGGTTAATTTCCTCGATAAGTTCGAGGTAGTTACCAAGACCTGTGAACCAATCAACTAACCACGTCCATGGGATGATATTATATACATCTATGAAACGTGGAATGAGTCCGATCTGATCGGCAAAGAAGCGCCGACGCAATCGGGGGACGTTTATAGGGGGAAAGTCGAAAAGCGCGTTTATAACTAAACGCGTCTCCCACTCTCTCTCTATTCGACTAGTTATTCCTAAACCGGGTTCACCGGTCAAGAATTCCTTGTCGTCCGTCTCATAAGAGAACCCCGAGACTCCCGTTGCTCCAGATATACCATTACGTTTGGAGCGAAACGTTGACGGTTTGCCTGATCGAGCCATAAGAAGGTTAACCTTCTTACTTATCTTCTCAGGCAACTTCGTCAAATCTGAGAGATCCTTATGGAGCTGCTTCCACCCAAAGTGAAAAGAAAGATATTCACTTGGAATATTCGAGGCTACGTTGCTCGAAAGGTCAAAGACCTTTGCGCGCGTCTTAGGACTCGTTTTTAAGGAAGACCACAGCGCCTTAAGATCATCCGCAGTTCTCCTCGCGGAGATCATACTACGGGTGAGATCTTTTAGCTCGGCCACGTTGCGAGCAAGAGAATAGGCCCTCGAAAACGGGGACACATTCTTAAGCAAGGGAAAGGCATTGCGGGCAGAAATTTCCCGACAAAGCGCCTTTTCAGACGTGATCAAGGCTTCAAAGACACTCTCAGATAGAGTAGATGCGTTGGGCCCATAGTGATCGGTAACAATCTCGTCCGAACCTACCTCGTAGTCGGGTATTCCACCGACTGCAGTGCAGGAAGGGTTGAGAGGGACACCGTCAGTATATCTACGGGTCGAATCGACCCAGCGATGAGACCGGCTAGGAACTATCAAGTCGGATTTGAAGAATTCAAATTCGCCTTGTGTGCTCCCAATCAGTCTTGTACGCTTGGTCGTATCCTTGAGCTCATCCGGGATGGGTTCCTGTCTTGTCAAGGACTGGACTTGCCACCTCGGAATGGCGACTTCGTTGTGAACTAAATAAGGACTGGAACAAGTAGCAACGCCTTTATAGTTGCTTACCTGAGACCAGGAATCCTTATAGTAGGACCTAACGCGTTCTCGGGGCCCTTGATTGAGCACCGAGGCCGACGCACGATACTTCGTGCGATTAGCCGCTGTAATTGTAGAAGGCCCAACCTTAAAACGAGCTACAGGATCGATTGCGAAAGCAAACGACTGTACCAAGTGATAAGGTATGAGCTTATACAAAAACGACTCAAGACCAACAGCATCTTTCTTAAGTGTATCATAGCGATATCTATATAATCTATAGAGATCCATACCTTCTGGTAACCCACGCGTATCAAAGCGTGGAGGATTTTGAAGGTTTATCGCCATGGCACTTAACTCCGCTGGTGTGAAACAGGCACTGATACTCACTAACGTGAGATCAATCGGACACAAGTGTCCGGGACACCCCGTGAGGG